CGGAGACGCTCAAACTCCCGCGCCGTGATTCCGATCCGCTCCGCCCAGCCCGTAGCATGGGCCAAGTACCAACCCAAGGCGGACGTCTCAAACGAGCTCATCTCAGCCGCCGCGGTATTGACCACGCAATTGGGGCATCGGCTCGTGTCCTCTCCTACCTGGTGCTGATGCCTCTCGGCCGGAAGAAGCGCCCGTCGATAGTCGACGCAAAGCGCCAGGTAGTGGATCAGTTTTTTAAAAAATTCTCCGGCTCCCGGGCAATGACTTGGATTTCCGTTGCGACGAATCGAGGACTCGCAACGGCCGGCGCCTCCTCGGAACCCGAGGGGCCGACGCGCCGCTCAACCCGCGTCGACAGGAGCACGCGGAGAAAATCCCGGTGCACCCGTTTGGCCTCGTCCGTACACGGCAGCGGTTTCCCGCCGTCGGTCAGATCCCATTCCGCGATCGCGGCCAGCGCCGATTCTAACGTAATCTGCGAGAGCCGCTCCGAGTACGAGTCCATCAAATCAATCGCGGTCAGAGGGCGGAGTCGCACCCGCAACAGCGGCGGATTAATCACGGCCGGTACCGCCAAGTGCAGTTCAATCCACCCCGTCATCGGTTCGATGTGTTTGATTTCGCTCATGGCGCCGTTGAGCCTCAGGCCAGATAATCCGTCGCCTGCTTATTGACGATCTCGATATAGGGGCGGGCGGCATTCATGCCCGTCGGATTAGAGGCGGCCTGTTCAGCCACGAGCTCGATCCCGTGCTTGATTATTTTATCGAGGGACGGATCGTCGTCCGTGATTACGAGCCGCGGGCAAAAAACCGTGAAACTGTAGTAGTATCCCGTTCCCGCCTCGATGGGGCTCGTGAATTTAATAGCCGCCTTTTGCGCCGTTCCGGCCTTGTGCGTCGCCAGAAAACCGGCATTCGCGGACGCGAACCGCGGGAACTGAAGTTTGAGCGACACCGCCGGAAAATCGTTTTCCTCCGGTTTGATGATCGAGGCGCTTCCGGCCGCGTGTTCGCCGTCGACCGACCGCTTGATGGCGATATCGAATCCCGTAGTCACAAGCGGCGTTGTAGTCAGCACGTCAACCGCCTCGTCGGCGCCGTTCAGGTAGAACGCGGCCTCCTTGAAAAGCATGGGGACGACGGCCGCCGGCGTTAGGGCGTCCATTTGCGCGGCGGCGTTGACGGCGGAGTCGTCCTTGCAGACGTCGCCCTTGCCCTTCGCGTCGAACGTGATGACGCCGTTTTCGACCTTAAGCGAAAACTCCGTCGGAACGACGCTCGGAACCTCATAGATTTTTCCCGGGAGCTCCGCGGCGAACGTGTAGAACCCGGCGCCGTTATTGGCCCAGGTTAAAACGTGTTTATACGCGGTCGTGGAAGCCTGTTTCGTCGGCGTCCCGGCCGCGCCCATCAACAGGGCCAGGTGACGGCCAAGGGCCCCGAGCTCGTAGCTCAGGTCCCCGCTGATTCCGAGGTCGACCGGCTCGAAGTCGGTAAAGACGCCCGCCGGCCGGAACGGAGAATCGGCGTGATCCCCGGCGACGTATTTCCGCTTGGATTTCAGCCCCGAGATCTTTTTAAACAAAACCTCGTCGCCCGCGCCAAGAGCAACGGCGGTTCCCCAGGTCGTTGCCCTTTTCAGGCCGGCGGCCTTGTCAGCGAGTTTGGGTCCGGTAGGTGTGGCCATAGTTATCTCTCCTTTTCGTCGTCGATCACCGCCGCCGCCCCGGACGAAATCCAGGTCGACAGCACTTCGGCGTCGACGCGATTGATGTCATAGGTTTTTCCGTGTTCGAGGAGCAGTTGCCCCGCTGACCAAAACCCGGTGATTCCGATCCAGCGGAACCGCTGCGGCTTCCGCTTCCCTTCTACGGGGGCGGGTGACGGGCCGGCCGTCTGTGTCTGCGTTAACGTGTTAGTGGGTTTTGCCATTCTTACCTCCCCGCCCGAATCAAACGTATCCGAGCGTGTCGTTGTAGTGAATCTCGACGCGGACATCGAAAAATCCTAGTCCGCCCTCTATCGCCATATAGCCGTCGTCTGTTTCCGGTGGCTCCGGAATCGACAGGAGAAACGCACCTAGGGACGGGAGAGCGGCCGGCAACGGCGACTCCATCTCCCGGGCCAGCGCAACGCGGATGTCCTGCCAGCACCGGAGGATTCGCCCCGTCGTATCGGTATCGTCCTTGACGAACCCCTTGATCGATAAATAAAACGTTTCGTCGACGTTGTTTCTGGAATTAAATTCTCGCGTTCCACCGGAGCCGACCGTGACCATGTACACGGGGAACGCGCCCTGATATTCGCGCCAATGGACGAATCGTCCGAGGACCTTGGCGGGCGTGTACCAGTAGTCAGCGCCGGCGGTAATGGACGCGAGCACGGTTACAATCCGATCCCGGATGGCAAGCTCGGTGGGTATTGTCGGTGAACCCATTGCGTTTATCCCTCGCCGCCGCCTTGTCCCGCCGCCATGACCTCAGCCTGCATGAAAAGATAATCGGGCTCCAGGAGTCGATCTAGATCCTCACGCTGTCTCCTCATCGGACCGCTGAACCAGTACGTCGGCGGCAGCGTGACCTCGTCCTTCAGCACGAACAGCGGTTTCAGCCGGGCCCGCGCTCCCACTCGCTGGCAGTACAGCACGTTCCCTGCGGCCGACTGGATAAAAAATCCATCCGGGAAATTCGCGATTCTCCCCTGCGTGTCTCCCAGGGGAATTGTCAGCCGTTTATCCTTTTTCCGGATCGTTCCGCCCTCGTCCTGAATGCGGGCGTAAACCACGTTTTTTGCCGGGCCGACGCCGGTCCCAACAGCCACGTGCAAATCTTCTCCCGCCTGCCGTGTTTCCATAGCGATGTTTTTAGACAGGTTCGCAGAATGCCGCCCCTTGCCGCTGCGTTGGAGCGAGGCTGCCGATCGTTTTAATATTTCGACCGACTCCGCCGCCCATCGCGTCGCAATTTTTCGCGCCGCTCTCGGAATGTTTTTAACGATCCCCGTCTTCTTCAGCGCGAGCGTGATGTCTCGCTCAAATTTCAGGCTGTCCACTTCACACCCTGATAGCGCGATACCGATCAAGCACCGCCCGAACCTGTTCCAGGAATGCTCCGGCCTCCCGACGAGTGATGCTGCCGTCAGAGAATGACCGCGATATTTCGCCCCAAGATTTTGTCCGATACTCTTGGTAATCGGCGGCTATTTGCGTGAGCGCCGCGAATTTCAGGTCCTTGGGCACCGAGGCCAGCTTATATCCAGCCACATACGACGAGAGCTTGATGTTTTTTCGGCCCCGGGGCCATACACCCCACAGCCTCACCAGCAGCCCGGAATCCGAATAGATCCGGTAGTCCTGATCCTCTCCTTCGGTCAGCGGTACGCCGCCCTCCTCCAGCCCGGCAATGGTCACGTTGGGATATCGAGGCAGCCGGAGAGTTTGTCTTCCGTTGCCGTCTAGGTACGCCGTTGTCTCCGTCAGCTCCAGCAGCCGCCGGCCAACGTGCGAATTAAACCGCGCCGATACGCCGTCAATCAACATTTCGAGGATCGGATCATCGGCCGTGTCTGAGGTCTCCTTGCCGACCATTGCCCGGACATCGGCCAGAGTCACTAGCGCAATCGTCGTGTCTGTTGCCATTACCGCTTCGCCTTCCGACCGTGACGTCGTCCGGGAGCGGCCCCCTCTATCGCGGCTTTGTTTTCGGGAGCGCCGATCAGATTGGCTTTTGCCGCCGCCGGCAATGACGCCCGGCCCTCCGTAAGCAGCACTGCCGCGATCCGCTCCGGCAGTTCCGCTTCCTGGCCGGCGCGGAAATCAATCGGGTGGACGCCGTCAACGTAGATCGTCTCGGGGCCGTTGAGTCTAATAATCACCTTGGCCTCCTTCGGGGGATCATGCCGGATGACCTCCCAGGATTGAGAGACGGGCGGGCGGCCGGATAACCTCCGAACCGCCCGCCCGCTGGAAAGCATTACAGTACGACGTCCTTACGCAACCGGAGCATGCCGGGGCAAGCCCTTGATGACGACCGCCGAAATCGGCGTTCCATTGGTATGCGTACCATCGTAGGTCACGAGAATTCGAACGTACCGCTTGGACCCCAGATATCCGCGAGTGACGATGACCTCGTCCTCGGTCGCGTCGTCGATGACGACGTCGTTGGCCCCGCCCAACAGATCAGCGGCCGCGACGTTCGCGAAATCTCCGGAGGTCGTCGTGTCCGATTCTTGGAACGACACTGTCATTTTGATGGACCCGCTCAGGGTGTCGCCGCTCTGGCCGACATGCGCGGCCATCAACGCTCCCTCGAATCCCTGAAGATCCACAGCCGCCCCGGTCTGTGTGGTTTTTCCCAGGACCGGGTCGATGGTTTTGACGACCAAAAGATCGTGATAAATATCCTTCATGGCCTTACTCCTTACGCCTTGAGCGTATAGATTTTGATAGCTTCGGGGAGAACGACCTGGCCGCCAACCCGCTTCCGTGCGCTCACCTCAATCATGCCCAGCGATTTGGACGAGTACGGATCAACGAGGATCTCCGTCGCCAGTCGATCGGCGATCAGATACCCGGCGCGGAAATCGCCGAATGCAACCGCCTTGGCGCTCTTGCCCTCAGCCGGCATGTCGGGGCATTCGATGTACGGCCGTCCCAACACGTTCGGGGTTCCCTGGTTCTGGAGGCCGGGCTTCCACAGGTAGTCGCCGGTCGTCGTATTTTTGAGCAGCGAGATGGCCAGGGTCGAGGAGCGTTTCCACA